TCAATCGAGTACACAATGTATACTCGTGTTGGCGTTCAAATCGAGCAGGCAGACGCTTGGGTAGTTGTAAAGAACGTTAAGGTTGCTTCTTAATTAATTAAGAATTAAACTACCGAAAGGCCCCCAATTAATTTTGGGGGCTTTTCATTTTAATTTATCAATGCTATAATTAAAGGACCTAGAAAGAGGAGAAACAAATATGTCGTTTGACACATTAAAAGTAGCCGAATTAAAAGTAATTGCAACAGACTTTGCAGTTGACACAGAAAACTTAAAAAACAAAAAAGACATAATTGCAGCACTATCAGAAGAAGGAGTTACCTGGGATGTTTACCAGAGTACACTTGAAGCAATTGAAAAAGATACCGAAGAGATTGAAATTCTCCCAAAGTTTGATCCAAAGGCTCAGCCAGAAGACACAATACTTGTTAGAATGACAAGAGAGAACATGAGATACGATATCTTTGGTCACACCTTTACAAAAGAACATCCTTTTGTGGCAATGTCAGAAGAAGATGCTCAAACAATTTTTGATTCAGAGGAGGGTTTTCGTTTAGCGACACCAAAGGAAGTTCAAGACTTCTACAACTAAACGTTAACATAAGTTAATGGAAATATTAATAGGCACAAACTCAGCAATAAGGCACAGAGTATTTTGGAAGGGTGAATCTGCATATGCAGACGATCTTCCAGAAGTACGCCTATACGATATTACAGAAGCTCCTGAAGATAACCCAGCTGTAACTCCAGAAACCTTACTATCTACTGGTACGGCAGAGCAATCAGAAACTGATATTGGCGTATACAATTTTTATCCAGATCTAGAGGTAACTAATTCTCCAAAAGAATTAATGGCAGAGTGGTCTTACGAAGTTGATGGATCTCCAGTCTTAAAAAGACATGAGGTCTATGTTGTTGTGCCATATGTAGACATTTCTCAAGCTGTAGATACTTTAGGCTTTGGATCTGATTATAATGATCCTAACCACAAGACCTATCAAGAACTTTTAGATGCAGAAAGATATGCACGTAAGGTTATTGAGAATTACACACAGCAAAAATTCTATTTATATGATGATGTGAATGTAGTTTACGGTGCAGGAACAGATATACTTCCTCTTCCAAATAAGATAAAAGATATACATGAAATATATGTAAACGACATACTTGTTGTAGATAACATAAATAATGTAAACAACTGGGGCATTCCAGTTCAAGTTGCTGAGAGCGGTTTTGGTGTTAGGGTTAATCGTGCCAATATGCTTGATAATAGCGTATACACTGCTAACGGAATGATTCCTCCAACTATAAATGATTACTCTGGAGTGTTCAATAAAAATGCTAGATATAAGATATCTGGAAAGTATGGCTGGCATGAAGTACCAGATGAAATTGAGCTGGCAACTATTGAATTAATGAGAGACTATTTCTCTAAAGACAAAGTCTGGAGAAACAAGTATATCAAGAGCATATCAACATTTGACTGGAAGTTTGATTTTAATTCAACCACATTTACTGGAACAGGCAATAACTATGTAGATCAGCTATTGCTTCCTTATGTAATTAATAAAATGGTTTTGATATAAAATGAATAGCATTGTTGACTCTATTTTGAATATGAAAATGGACGTATACATTCAGCAAGATACGCAAGACCCAGATACTGGGGCTATGAAAAAAGAATGGATATACTCTAGAACAGTTCCATGCCATGCAAAAGGAATGATTACAAATACATCCTCACGCTCTGGAGACAAGCAAACAATAGGCAATACATATATCAATCAGCAGACCATTGAAATTAGAACAGAAAACAGAATAACTATACGAGAAAAAATTACTAACATCAGAGATCTTTCTGATTCTCCAATTTGGACAGAATTAAATTATCCAGTTGAGACACCTACGGTATTTGAGTTAACAGGTAGCACACCAATTACAGACCCATTTGGCGGAATACTAGGATACAACTCTTCAGCCCGTAGATCGGAGAATCAGGTAATTGGACTCTAGTGTTGCACTATTACAAACCTCAAGCGGACTAGAAAAGCCTATGGCGGGATCTCCGCCAGGAGTTCTAATGGATTCAACAGTTGCACAAGTATCTGCATTTTTATATTATCAAGCACAGGTGCTCGGAAGACTTACATCAAATGCTGCATTTAAAAATTTATTTAAAACAACTATATTTAATCAAATAGAAAAAGACTTTGGTGAATTTATAGATTCATCTGCAAGAATAAAGCCAACCGCTCTTCACCATATGTATGAATGGAATAAAACGGGGCAGGAAACATCAAGGCTATTTAAAATAAAAAGACTTGATGCAGATGGACTTTCATTTAGAATAGGATATGATTTTAAACTATCTAAGACTGCAGTTCCATCAAAGAACAAAAAACAGAAGAAGAAGTATATTTTTGCAAACAAGGCTTCAGTGATGGAAGCTGGAATGCCCGTCATAATCCGTCCAAGGTCGGCTGAGCGACTTGTATTCGAATTGAATGGGATAACAGTGTTCATGCCTAAAGGATCTTCTGTGACCGTTAGAAGCCCTGGTGGACGTGCATCAAGTAATCAGTTTAGATTACATTACGGAAGATATTTTGGCGGACAGTTAGTAAACAACTCAATCAAGGCCTCTGGGTTTCAGCAAATATTTAATAGCAAGATGTCAAAAGCACTCAATACCCCAGCAGGAATTAGGAAAGTGCAATATAGCTTTACACCTGGTAAAATAAGGTTAGAAGCAGATATGGAATTACAGGCGGCATTTGGAGGAGCACTATGAGCGTAGATTATAAGATAGACTCAATGTTTGAGTTACGTAAGTTCCTCTGGAATGAATTAAAAGAAAATAATATATTTGACCCAAACGATTATTATAGTGATAATATAAATATGGAAGTTGTCCCAATTATTCCAGTCCAGCAACAGCCAGAGCTTAATCAATTCTTGAGCGGTAAAAAGCATATAGTCTATGACAAGATCGGAATGTCCTACGAGGATATCTGGCTACTATGCTGTGAAAAAATTCTATTCACAGTATACTCAACAGATGTTTCAGACATATATGAGATCAGAAACCTGATGACCGACCTATTCAGAAGAATGGACGATTCGGCTAGAGATTTAAATAAATTTAAGACAGAATCAAAGCTTAAATTTCATAGCATCCATGTGGTAGAAATATCACCAATAAGCCCCTCAGAAGAACTTCAGGGCTTTCTTTCAGCAGATATAATCCTTGAGGTTAAATATGCTAGGATTACAGGGCCAGACGGCAGATTCCTATAGGTTGCCTTTTGATCGACTATACCGTAAAATTGGTAATGAGGTAAAAAGCCTAGCCAGCTTTGATTAAGATTTAAAACGTAAGTCAATATATATATATGTTTATTTAACAGGAGGTTTTACAACATGGCACAAAACACAGGTAATGCTAGAAATATTCTTGTTGGTGCGTCTCCACTGTTTTTATCAGTAGAAGATTCAACAACATCAGGATACGTAGAAAACATGGTTCCAGGTACCGCTCTAACAGGCGCAACTGGACGTAACAAGACGGTCCCAGCATTTAAAAATGGAACATCAGCAACCCCAGGACCATACGTTGCAGGTGAATCATACACAGCAACTCTTAACGGAGTAGATACAGCACAAGGTGCAACAGCAACAACAGGTGCTGCATATCGTAACGTAGGTTACACAAACAACGGTCTTCAAATTACTTACAACCCATCATACGGTTCAGTAACAGTAGATCAGCTTCTTGACTCAGCAAAGCTTTTCAAGGAGACAATGGAAGTTATGATTGCAACAGAAATGGCAGAAGGTACTCTTGAGAACGTTCTTGCAGTATTTGGTCAGTCACAGTCAACATTAACTGATTCAGGTAAGACACTTGGTCTTGCAGCAGGTGCACTAGGAGAAGCTCCAGTTGAGCGTCAGCTAGTTGCAATTGGACAAGCTCCAACTACTGCAGAGTCATCAAAGACTGAGCGTGTATACTATGCACGTCGTGTTCTTTCTGTACAACAGTCACAGTTCTCTTTGGCTCGTAACGCAGCATCAACATTCCCAGTAACATTCCGTTTGCTTCCATCAGGAGCATCAGGAGATGCAGGTAAAGAATACGGTACAATCGTAGACCGCACTTGGCTCTAATTAATATAATTAATTAATAGATTTCCCCCCAAGAAATTGGGGGGTTTTCTATTGCTATGGTAATTTCAATATGATACAATAATTAAGAGAGAATCCTAGGAGGATTAAATGGCAAGTACAGTATATGATGTTGAAGAAATTCAGCTACAAAATGGCGCTATCGTAAAGCTTAAGCCTTTAACAATTAAAGAGCTTCGCAAATTTATGGTAGCTATTGCAAAAACAGCAGAAGCAACAACGGAAGACGAAACACTTTCAATTTTAATTGAAGCATGTGCAGTGGCTTTAGAAAAGCAGCTGCCAGATTTGGTTAAAGACATTGACGCATTTGAAGACACACTTGACGTTCCAACAATCAACCGCATCCTTGAAGTATGTGGTGGAATTAAGATGGACGACCCAAACCTTCTAGCGGCAGCGGTTCTGGCTGGGCAGAACTAGATCTAGCCGCTTTAGAGGGGGAAGTTTTTCTTCTAGGTAATTGGAAAAATTACGAAGAATTAGAAGACAATCTTTCAATGCCAGAACTAATCCAGACTTTTAAAGCAATGCAAAAGACTGAGTCGGAGAAAAGAAAATTCTTAGCTTCAATTCAAGGTGTTGATTTAGATGAAAGCAGTAATGAAAATGAGGGGGGATCATCCTTCGAAGATGTCAGAAGAAGAGCACTTGGTATAAATGCATCAGCAGATGATGTTGTTTCACTACAAGGTTCATTTGCCAGCGAAGCTGGTTTTGGCATTGGGGCGGGTTTAGGATATTCTATAGAGTAACATAAGTATATGGCCGAAAACAATTTAACGACCTACATTACCGCCAATGCAGACTTTACGAGTTTAAGAACTCAACTAGCTGCAGTTACTGCCCAACTCATAAAATTACAAGAAACAACAGTAGGAACTAACGCAAAGCTCGGTAACCAAATTGCGGTAATGAATAAGGCGTTCTCCGAGACTTTGCGTTCCACTGGCCAGTTCTCAACACACTTTGTTACAATGAGTTCCGATGTCCAGAAGTTTGGAAAGAACTTAGACTCAGGACAATTAAAGCTTAATCAATATTTTAAAGTATGGCAAGGTCATACTAAAAATACAGGTAACTTAATTAGAGATCTTGCAAAACAGCAAGTAATGCTTGAGCAGGCTATAGTACAACCCCTTGGTAAAAATGCACAAGGAATGATGCAATACAATGTGCAGGTTGCCAAAGGCTTAGATTTAATTAAAAACAAAACAGCATTAGCAAGACAAGAAGCATCTATCATGAACAAGGTAATGATGGATGGATCAAATCAATTAATTAACTGGGGTAAGAATACTCAGTGGGCAGGACGCCAGCTTACAGTTGGATTAACAGTTCCTCTTGCAGCATTTGGTATGGCTGCACAAAAAGCATTTAGAGATGCAGATGCAGAGCTTGTAAGACTTACAAAGGTTTACGGCGGACTAGCACAAACATCTAGTGCAGACCTTGCTAAAGTTAGAAAAGATATCTCAGCAACAGCAAAAGAAATGGCAAGCTCATATGGAGTTGCTTACAAAGATACAATTTCGCTTGCTGCAGATTTAGCAGCTACTGGCAAACAGGGCAATGAATTAATTGCAGCAACACAGCAAACCACAAGACTGGCAGTGCTTGGAGAAGTAGAACGACAAGATGCAATGAAAGCAACTCTTGCTATTCAAAATGCATTTAAGCAAAACACAGAAGAGCTAACACAGTCAATTGACTTCCTTAACGCAGTTGAAAACCAGACATCAACAAGCCTTCAAGATTTAACTGAAGCTATTCCAAAAGCAGGTCCAGTTATTAAGTCTCTAGGCGGAGATGTAAAAGACTTAGCTCTTTATCTTACAGCAATGAAAGAAGGCGGAGTAAACGCATCAGAAGGTGCAAATGCAATCAAGTCAGCAATGGCATCACTTATTAACCCAACTAAAGTTGCAACAGAACAATTTGCAAGTATGGGAATTGATTTAAAGGGCATTGTAGATAAGAATGCAGGTAATTTAACAGAAACAATTTTATCTCTGCAAGCAGCGCTGGATAACCTAGACCCACTTAGCAAATCAAGAGCAATTGAGCAGCTATTTGGAAAGTTCCAATTTGCACGTATGTCAGCACTATTTGAAAACCTAGGAAAGTCTGGCTCACAAACTTTGCAGGTAATGGATTTAATGAAAGCAAGTGTAACTGATCTTGCAGCTATTTCTGAGCGAGAAATGACAATGATGACTGAGTCAGCCTCTGGTAAGTTTAAGAGAGCATGGGCTTCAGTCCAAGCAGACCTTGCACAAGTTGGAGCACAATTTTTAACAATAAGCACTTATGTGCTAAAGGTTGTTGATGGAATTATTAAGTTCTTTGAAAAGCTTCCGCAGCCAATTAAAACAGCATTGAATTTCTTGGGAGGACTCACAGCAGTCGCTGGCCCACTCATTATGCTTACTGGTGTGCTCGGTAACTTTGTCGGATATGTAATTAAGGGAGTATTCCACCTCAAGTCATTAATCAAGGGTGGACAAGGATTTAAACTTCTTACACCTGAAATTGTTGCAGCAACCGAAGCTGGAAAAGGATTGCAGTCTACATTCTATAATGATGCAGAAGCTACAAATGTTTTAAGATCAGCAGTAGATACTCTTACACAATCATTTGCTAATTTAGAAATGAAAGCCAATGCAGCAAAGGTTGCAATGAATCCAGCTATCAGTACAGTTGCTGGTAGCGTAATAACCGCAGGAACCCCTGGCGGAAGAGTAGTAGATAAGAATAACCCATTAGTCGGCAAGCCATATACAAGAGATATGTCTCATATGATTCCTGCTCAGACAGATCAACCAGGAACTATATTTGGAACAGTCCCAGGGCCAGACCCAGTAAACGTTAGAATTGGAAAAAATCCACAAGCATATATGAACCAAGATCTTCCAAGGATTCCAGGTGTCACATCTGTAAATGGAATATCAACAGGAGTTGTTGCACAAGAAGCAGCAAAGTGGCATGCAATGACAGCAGCAATTGCAATGCAATCAGAAGCAGAAATTAAATTATTAAAGACAGAGGTAATGGCTACTGGAACAGTTACATCTAGCCTAGCAGATTCTTATCAAGCATTACTACCACAATTTTCTGAGATTACCCAACTTGCTGCAGCTGAAACACAAGCAATTGTTGCACAGCTTCAAGCAAGCAAAATAACAGTAGATCAAGCAAGAGCAAAAGTAATTCAGCTAAATGCAACAGTAGAAGCAATGCTTGCAGAAACAACAGCGCTTACAGCTCAGGGAATGGGAAGAACTGCAAACTTAACTACAGTTCCATTTACATCTCAACCAGCAGTTGATCCAGTCACTGGCAAATCAAATATGAAAGAGATGTTCCATAAAGGACCAACTAAAACTCTTGTAGATAAAATTGCAAGGGCACTCGGTGGAGTTAGAACTTCAGGAGCAGGGTATTCGATACAAACAACAAAGCCAACTCAATTAAATGCTGGCGGAAAAGTTTATGATCCATCAAGAGATGGCAACGTAGTTCCTGGAAGTACATCAATTAAGTATGATAATACTCCAGCAGTATTACAAGAAGGTGGGTTTGTATTAAATCAGGATGCTTCAAAGAATAACCCAGACCTAGTACATCTTGCAAAGAATACACATAATCCAGGAGGCAAAGTTGTTCCAGCATTACTTACTCCAGGAGAAACTTATTTCTCTCCAGAAGTTGCTGAACAAATTATGCCAACACTTGAAAAAGCTAATAGTGGATCTAGAATTCAACTTAGATCAAGAGGCGGAGGAATACAGGCAACAGCACAAGCTATAAGATCTTTGTTTACAACAAATAGACCTTCATATAGAAAACAATTAGCTACACTAGCAGAAAGAAGAAACCTAGAAAGAGCTGCAGTAAGAGAAAGAGATTCTCAGTTCTTAGGAAAATTTGCAAACAGGGCTTGGCTAGCAAGAGGAGCATCAACCAGAGGAGTTCTTGATGACTACATTAGGTCACTCCCTGCTGGACAAAGAAGAGAAGCAGCTAGAATATTAGAAGAGTTTTCAGGCAATGTACGCACTGGCAGAGGCGGAATGGAAAAGGGTTTTGCAAGAGATACATTTGCTATTGAAGCAGGGCACCTTGAAAAGGGTGGAGCTCTAGATAGAATACTTGCAAAAAATAAATTGCCTTCATTAAATCTTGAAAATATAACTCATGCTACACATTTAACTCAAGCATCTGTTAGAAATGGAAAAAGATTTGTTAGCAAGTACACAGTAGACTATGACTCTAGATCTAATTTACAGGCTAACCACGGAACACTACTTGCTAAGAATTTCTTAGAAAGAAACATGGGCCGTACAGGTAAGTACGACAGACTCATGCAGCAAGCTGGAGTAGATAAATCAAAGTGGGCAGCAACAGAGCAGGAAATTGATTCTAAGATTAAGATGCTATTAAAGGGCAAAGAGTCTAAGAAAATTGGAGACGAAAAGGGCGATATAACCTTTAACTCATTTATCCCATTAATTGATTCATCTATTGTTGCAGCTGGAGGATCAGCTACAAAACTAAAAAGATTAAAAACCAATTCCGTAGAAAGAAAAAATGCAGGCGGAATGATTGGTGGCCGTGTAAAGACGGGAAGAAGAAACTACGGATATGTAAATAGCAATATTGGTTTAGGCGGACTACCAATATTTAAGGGTAGCTATAAGTCACCACTTATGATGACTCCAGAATATAGTGCATACGTTGCAAAAAATTCATCAAGATAGATTTGATAAGCTACCTAAAGATGCTAACGGACAAATTTGGCGTACTCCTCCAGAGCTTAAAGCAATTAGAGAAGG